AACGTTTACACGATCAAGTGCTGATGCAAATGGATGAAGTGTCTTTTGTCCCCAAAGGTAAAGTCCAGTTCCTGGAAAGTTACATAGTGGATTAATATTCTTCGTATAAAGTGCATCACGTTGACCGTTGTTTAATGCAACGTTCTTGAACTCATTTTCTGCTGTAACAACACCAAAGTTACTAACACCACTTGCCTGTCCTCTGGTTAAACCAGCTGGAGCAAACCATGGATAAGCTACTTCGTCATTATAAGCATAAGCTCTTAGTACTGCATGACTTCCTGGAACTGCAACATCATTACCTGATAAATCAGTTGATAGTGCTGATGGATAATAAAGTCCAATTGACGCATTTCTTGTTGTCAATCCGTCTTCTCCGTTAGTACCAGCATTGGTTCCAAGTGCCCAAGCATTAACTTCTGCTGTATTAGTTCCAAGTTTCATTGGAGTATCAGCAATAATAAATGCTGTTTCCTTACGATCAATGTTTAGTGTTAACATTTCATCAATACACTCAGGATATCCTGGAGTTGCAATTAAGTTAAAGTTAAGTGTTTCTTCTCTTAATTCTTCTCCGCTTGTTAGTACTGCCTGCAATCTTTTAGCAACAACTCTACGTTGAGCTTTATCAAATGCATACATGGATCCTGCTTTAGGACCGGAGTCTCTATTGCCTGATTCACTTTGGAAATGTCCTGCAGTATCGTTCCATTTTTTAACGTTACCTGAACTTACTGCTGTATTGAAAAGAAGCATTCCTTCAGGGTAAAAAGCTGGATCTGGTGCTTCGCTGTCCATTGCAGTAGCAACACCGCCTGCTCCTGTTGAATCTTGTGGAGTAGCAGTTAAGTCAGCAAACAATACACCGGTTGGAGTAGTTTGATCTGCATTATCAAAAGCAACAAATTCTGCGCCATCATATACTTTAAGCAAAGGATAATTTACAAGGTCATTAGTATCAACCCAAACATCTCCAGTTGTTGGACCTGATGGCTCAATAGTATCAACTGTAATGTTACCAGCACCTACTGGCTCCCATCCTGATGATGCTTTTCTGTAAACGTCAGCTGTGGTTCCTGCGTCATACCATAGTGTTCCGTCAACAATAGCACCTACTGGAGCAGTTGCTTTAACTTCTTGTACATTAGCGGCAAAAGAAGATCCGTCATATCTACGAACCTCAAAGTTTGCTTCACTAGGATCAGCAATCTTAATATAAAGATCGTTTCCATCTAATGATGTACCAAATGCCGTTGCGGCGGCAGTATCATCAACATAAGCAACAAGTTGATCTGGTAAATTTGGACCAATAATTTGTTGTGCAAATGAGCCAGTTGAACTGCTATACTTTTTGATAACTGGACTAAATCCGCTATTTGGTGAAGTTGTTTTAAACCATACATCTCCTGATGTTGGTGTTGGAAAGTTATAGTGAGGAGCAATGTTAACTGTACCTGCAATATCTGCGGTTGTAAGTTTGTTCCATACTCCTGACTCGTTTTTATAAAATTCTTTTAAATCTGCTGAAATGTCAAGAGCATAATCACCATCTGAACCACCTGTTGGTGTTCCATCAAAAAGTGTTACACTTTTTGCAATCCATGCTGTACCGTTACCTTCAAAAATTCCAAAGGAAGTACTTGCTGTATCAAACCAATAAGTTCCATTTACTGGATCTCCTGTTGGTGCTACATCTAACGGTTCCATTTCTTCTACGTTTAAATCTGCACGAGTTACGATTGCTCTGTTTGCAACACCTAAATAATAGTATGCGGCTAGAAGACCGTATTCGTTTAATTCATGTCCGTGTACTGGGGTACCATCTACGATTGTAAATTCTGGTTCTCCATATAGCTGAACTAATTCTCTCTGACTAGTGATAGTTAGAGGTAAACCAGCATATTTGGATTTTGTATATTCTGCAATAGTTCCATCTGGTGCTAATTTATTAGATCGCGTTACAATGAAAATCGCAGGAACTGTTCCATTACCGGCCGATGCATAAGCGGATTCGTCAATGACGGAAACCGATACACCTGGGGAAACTAAAGTTGCCATAATTTTTTTCTCCGAGTTTAGTTTACAGGGCGTCTGCCCTTCTCAGATGTATTTAGCTAAAGGACCAGTAAAACCGGCTATTTATTAGGGTAGTTAATTTATAGATTTCTAGGACAACGTTAAGTTTAAGCGTCGTTGTGCAAGTATATCAACATTTTTTACTAATCTATCTAATGATCCATTATTATCAATAGTAAAATCACACATCCATTGTTCAATACTCATACTACTTGGATCTTCTAATTCTAAGTGATCTGCTCTATCTACCCATATTGCATAATCAAAAATTATTTCGTTTTGCATAGCAAAATATTCACGTTTGTTTCTCAGACCGCAGTATATGTCATGCTTTGCAAATAAATTTCTTCCAAGTTTAGCCAAGTCATCCTTACAATAATCATGTATCATTTCGTACCATTCAGTTCTATGGTTATGTCTGTCAGCATAACATTCTTCCTCGTCCTTATATCCATACTTGTTTTTAGTATCGTTGAATATAAACAGTTCTGAGCAAAACTTTGAACTTGATTGAAAAGTATAACCATATTTTGCCAGCAGTTCACATACAGTATCCTTGCCGTGTCTTCCGTGTCCTACTACTAGTAATTTGGGTAATTGCATATTGGTAAATCCTAACTATAATAATTTATTATAGCATTATTTGACTGTATTGTCAAAACATTGTTTAACCAAATATAAAGCTAATAGGAGTTCCGCCGTCAACGTAATTAATAAGTTCGGCTTCTAGTTTTTCAATTTCAGCTTGAGATTGTGCAATAAGGTCGTTACCGTTTAACTGTACTCCACCTTGTGGTCCAGCTAAGGCTCCAAATTTGCTACGAGCTTGTCCTAAAGACATTTTTGCTACTGCTAAAGCATAGTCTTTTAACCATGGATTGGAATGTGAATCACTTAGTAACATTTCGTCTGGTCTATGGTTATAGATATGAAGAATACATTCCTCATCACTTCTAATTTTTCTATGTAGATGGATTTTCTTTGTTACTTCATTCCAATTAAATATTAGATGAGCTCCAAACATTTTGCCCATTTGCTCTCTATAACCCATATATAATTCAAATGTAGCAAGTCCGCCACCTCGTCCTGCATTTAGCATATACATATTCAAGTAACCTGCTTCAAAAGGTTCAAAGTCAGTTGCACTAGCAGAGATACCACCGGCATTTCTTCTGTATACTTGCTTAACTTCCATTACCTCGCTTGGTAATATATAGGTGCTCTCTTGTGGACTAAGTTTTAAGACCATAAAACTTTCTTCAACGGCACGAGTACTACGTTGCCTGTATTTGGCAACCGCTTTATCAATAGCCATATCATAGTGTTCTTTGTCTAATTCTACATCAACCATTCCTTCACCAAGAGATAGCTCGATATATTTGATAACTTTGTTGCGTTCTGTAGTAATTGCCATAAATTTTGTCTCCGTATTATTTATGGCAATTATATTAGAACATATAGGTTGCTACTTTATAATTTTTAGTAATAACGTCTCTTCTGATATCCTAGGACGAAGTTTAACTTCTGTTCCTTTAATTTTACCTAAAAATTTCCGTAACTCAGGACGACTAGCCTTTTTCCATTCTGTAAGTTGTTCTTCTGGCCTACGAAGTGTTTTGCTAATACTCTTATCAGTATCATGTCCTGTAATACTAGTACTCTTAACTGTTAGGTGAGATACTACAACATCACCGTGCTTTGCGGCAACAAATCTACCAAGTTTTCTTGTCTTTGTATTATAAGTCCAAAGTTCAGAGCATTGCAATATATCTCTTGGATCAACACTCTTGAATTCAAGTCCTCCTAGTGTATATGTTTTTAGATATTTTAGTTTCCTAACAATACGTTCTGCTGGAATTGGTTTTCTCTTAGGTTTTGCCCTAGTAGAAATTTTCATTGCCTTATATGCATTCGCTCCGTCAACAATAGACTGCAAAAATTTAATAAAATTCTTAGCATCACGTTTTCCTAAGTGAGCATATGCTTCGTTTAACTGTTCGCAATCACCTTTTAAGTATTCTTCAATTTCAGCAATTAATGGCTTGTAAAATTCAGCAATTTGAGGAGCAGAGTTTGCCGCTAAGTTATTTGACTGTAAAAATTTATATGCATCAAATGCTTTACCTTGCTCAGTAAAGTCATCTACTGCACCTTCAATTTCACCTAGCAGATCATCAAGTTGTTCTTTCAATCTATCTTGTATTGTTTGTTTAGGAACTGCACTCTTTTTCTCAATCGCTTTCTTTTCCTCAACGATTGTCTCGCCAACTTCAATTATCTCTTTTATGTTTTTATCAAGCCATGTACTTAAAGGAGCAACCTCTCCCATTGTACCTGCTAGATTTTCCCAATATTCTGCATATGCAGGATGATAGTCTGGCCATCCTCTTGATAACAACCTAGCACTACAACCCAGACTAGGACCAAATCTGCTATCTGGAACTTTATTAACTATAGTTGATTTACTTTTAAATTCTTCATGTTCTTTGCAATATGCAACAACCCAACCTTTATAGTCAGAGCTCTTACAGTCTAAACGATAATACTCGGACATCTGCCTGTATGTTTTACAATACTCTTGTCCGTTTAGAGATTCAATTCCTTCAAACTTAGGCTCTCCTGTGCTAACACGCCTAGCGGCACGAGGTTTTTTACGTTTTGTTACTTTTGGCAAAGCCATAGATGTTCTCCTATTTCTAACTAACTACTAGTAAGTATATAGTATTCTTACCTTGGTGTCAACCTAAATCTAAGAACGGTAAATACAATATATGTAATTAAGGAGCATTTATGCCAAGAATTCAACTCTGGAATAACGATAAAGGTAAGGATTATCACTACCAAGACCGCATTATACGAGAAGCTGTTAATGCAGGTGGTACCTCTATCTATATCCACAAGTATTTAGGACCTGCGTCGCAGGGAGAAACAAATGATCCTGCACAACCAAATTTACAAGCAAAAGGTGATGTATCTGAGTTGGATATACAAGATTTACTATTTTTAGAAAATAGAGATCGTGTTTATGATACTACAATTTACGAATTAAGAGGAACATATAATGTTGCAGATACTGACTTTGATTTAAGCCAGTTTGGTTTATTCCTTAGTGCTGATACTATTTTTATTACTTTCCATACAAACGATATGGCTTCTATATTAGGTAGAAAACTTATGGCTGGTGATGTTATAGAATTACCTCACTTAAATGATGACTTACTGTTAGATGCTGGTGCAAAGAGCATTAATAAATTTTATGTTATTAATGATGCATCTAGGGCCGCAGAAGGTTTTGGTCCTACATGGTGGCCTCATTTATGGAGAATAAAAGCATCTCCAATGATGGATGCACAGGAATATCGAGGAATACTTGGTGATCCAGAAGATGAAGATAGTTTAAAGAATGCATTAAGTACCTACCAAAAAGAAGTTGAAATTTCTGAAGCAGTTATTGCTTCGTCAGAGGTACTTGTACCCGACTCAGGCTTATGGGACGATTCATCTTTCTTTGGAGAAAAAGAAGGAAAAGAGCCAACAGCAGATCCGGATAGCGGACCTGTAAAAGACATTAAAGTAGGTGGATTACCAGATAAGAATTTAGTTTCATCTGGTTTAAGTTTTCCTAGCAATCCTGACCAGCAAGAATATTTTATTAGAAGTGATTTTGTTCCTAATAGATTATTCCAGTATATAGGTAAAAAATGGCTTAGAATATTTGATAGTGTTGAACAAGCAGGATTTGGAGGCGACTTACGACCTAGAACACCAACTAATGCATTTATTAATAATGATAACAAAACTAGATCTAGTAATCCAGCAGACGAAAAAGGTATTACTAGCGAAAAGCAAACTTTATCTAAAGTATTTAAAAAACCTAGGACGGATGATTAGATGACTTGGTTTCTAGTGGCTTTAGTAATGTTTGCAGGATCTGAAGAGGTTGAGTTAAAAATAAACACGTCTTTAAAATTTGAAAATGCTAACGATTGCAAGGGATACCAAACAATATATGCAGACGGTTTAGATAAAGGTTTAAGATCGGCTTTTCCAAACATAACAGAGTTAAATATACAATGTGTAAACAATGAAACTCTTGAGGAAATGCAAAAACAAATATTGAAACAGGATAAAAAATAATGGCACAAACATATTTTTATGATCAACAAATAAGAAGATGGCTAGTACAATTTATGAGAGTATTTGGCGGATTTTCTGTTAAGATGGGTAAAGACGACAATGGAGCAGATTACTTTCATTTAGTACCGGTTAGATATGGCGATAC